TGTGGACCGCCTCTATGGTGGCCGCTTCATGGGCCGGAAGACGCAGGCAACGCAGCCTCTTGCCTGGCCACGCAGCCCTACCTCCTTCCGCAACATCGACCTGCCAGACGGCATGTATTCAGTGGACGCAGATGGAAACTACCGTGACCTCAATGTCGTCCAGCCAGAGGTGAAGGAGGCAGTCTGTGAGATGGCGCTGGCCTTTGCAACCGGCTACACTCCCTACGTGCAGGCGGCCCCCGCTGTCACCGAGGAGACCAAGAAGGTGGACGTCCTGCAGACCACGAAGAAGTATGACGGCGCCTTCACTCCGAAGAAGCCAACCGACTTCACCCTCGACCTCATCCTCCGTCCAATCCTTCTGCCAGCCGGCCCCAAGGTCGTCTTCACAGCATGAAACACGACTACACCGAGGACATCGAAACTGCCCTTGACCTCATCACCGAGTTTGGGATGAAGGTCAAGGTTGGCAGCGAGAGCACGGTTGCTGCCTTCGTCAACAAGAGGCAGGACGCCCTCAACAACCTGACTGGTGCAGGTGGGACGGTGCTTTCCACGGTGAAGACGGAGAAGGTAGCGCTTGTCCCAGGTGGCCTAAAGTCAACTCCTCAGGTTGGCATGACCATCACAGCCGACAAGGTAACCTGGACCATCACCTCAGTAGATGACATCGCTCCAGCAGGTGTGTCCGTCCTCTACAAACTTGGAGTTGAGCAGTGAGCGTCTACACCGCCCTTACCGACCAACTGAAGACCGTGACCTCGCTGCCACGGTTTGTCGACCAGAATGAGGTGTTTCAGCCCTCAAGAGCCTCATGGTCACGTGCCACCCTGCTTCCATCCGAGCCAACCCCTGGCGCAATTGGTGCAGGCGGCTTCGACTGGGAGAATGGCCTCTACCAGGTCGACATCTTCACCCCTCTGAATTCTCCTGTAACTTCGGCTGTCCCAGATGCAGTCATTGCCGCCTTCCCTCGTGCCCTCCGACTCACTGTTGATGGCTACGACAACAAACTTGAGGTCCAGCGGTGCTGGCTCTCTGCTACACGCCAGGATACGTCCTGGCACATTCAATCAGTCACGGTGCGCTGGCTGCTTGCACGCAACCTGGGTGCGTAAATAGACAACAGCGCCCTTCACCTAAAGGACCACAACCATGGCATTCTCTTCCGGCTCACGCGTCCAGATGGCCTACGTTGCCGAAACTACCTTCGGCACCACTCCAGCCACTCCGCAACTCGTCCTCTTCCCGATGCAGTCCACCACGCTTGAATTCGTGCGTGACAACATCAATGACCCAACCATTGTCGCTGACCGCATGGAGCGGGATGAGCGCCTTGGTAACGCCTCCTCGTCAGGCAACATCGTGACGACCCTCCAGCACGGCCAGTTTGATGACTTCATCGAGGCTGGTATGTGCGGCACCTGGGCAACCAACACAGTCAAGGTTGGCACCGTCAACCGCTCCTTCACCATCGAGCAGGGCTTCCTGGATGTCAGCCAATACCGTGTCTTCACGGGTGTCAAGGTCAACACCATGGAATTCTCCATGGCTCCAAACCAGGTCGTGCAGGCAACCTTCGGCCTGATGGGTGCTGGCATGTCGACGGCTTCTTCGAGCCTTGACTCCACGCCAACTGCCCTCGTCAACAAGCCCGGCCTGACCCACCTTGGCGGCACCATCACGATTGCTGGCTCGCCTGTCATCTGCACGTCGCTCTCTGTCCAGGTCAACAACAACTACTCGACCAACTACGGCATTGGCACGGCGGCTGCCTACGGCATCACCTACTCGGAGCAGAGCATCACTGGCTCGGCCACCTTCTACTTCGAGGACCTGGTGCAATACAACCGCTTCCTCAATGAGACGACGGCTGCAATCGCTGTGCAGTGCACGGACGGCACCAACACCATGACCTTCACCATTCCGAAGGCCAAATTCATGGGTGGTCAACTCCCTGTGCCAAACAGCGGCGTCCTCTTCCTCACCATGCCCTTCAAGGCGCTCTACGACTCTGTCTCGGGCACCACGATGAGCATCACCCGCTCGTAAGATGGCATTCACGGTCCCCGACATTGATGGTCTCATCGACTACACTGTCGGGGAAATTCATGGGCGTGTAACCCGCAGGACCCCTGTCAGGACTGGCCGAGCACAGGCCGCCTGGCAGAGGGCTGACAGGACAATTACAAACGACACCCCATACATCGGGTATCTTGAGAATGGGACCTCAGAAATCCGACCCTACGCAATGGTAAGGACCACTCTTGCTGAGACCTCATCAATCATTGCAGACTACCTGTCCCGCAACAAGGGCGCCAAGCCCTAAGATGAGAGAGAAATGACTAAGCGATACAACATCCGAGACCTGGCTGCAAAGCCGAAGAAGGTCAACCTCGTCCACCCCGTCCTTGGTGAAACCGACATCTGGGTGGAGGTCGTTGGACCCCAGTCCAAGCAGTTTCGCTCAGCCCTGAAGGCCTTCGAGGCCCTTCCTGAAGCCGAGCAGAGCACCGCTGAAGCCAACCTCAAGTTTCTGTCCGCCTGCGTTGTTGGCTGGGACAGCGAGGCCTTTGGCGAGGTGCACACCCCTGAGGCCGCAGAGCGCCTCTTTACCGAGCCTGAGAATGGATGGATGGTCGCCTTCCTGACGCCAATCATCCAGGACCACGCCAAGTTTTTTCGAGCACCTGACTGAGCGCCTCTGTGACCTCCTCGAGAATGAGGTCATCCTTAGTCAGGAAGTAGAGGGCGGAGGGACGCAGCGGGACCACCTCAAGATGGCCCGCCCCAATGACCCAAGGCTTGCACCAATTCACCTCACTCCGTATGAGGCGGTGCTCTTCAAGGTCTTCTGGGTGCTGCACCGTGACCGCCCCTTCACGTATGGTGGGCCTCTTCCCATCTCCCTGCGGTCCTTCAAGGACTTCATGGACCTCTTCGAAGAGGACCTCCTCCCTGATGAAGTTGACCTGCTCTGTGCACTTGACGCCTGCTACCTCAGCACGCTGCACAGGGTGAGAGAAGGAGCAAAGAATGCAGCAGACTGAAACCCTAAAGATTGAGGTCGTAGAGACCGGCGCAGATGCGGCCACCAGTAAGGTTGAGCGGCTCAATGCCGCCATGGCCAAGACCGGCAACTCAACCAAGTCACTTGGCATCGACCTGCAGGGAGTAGTAGGCAACCTCAAGTCACTTGGAAATGGCGGCGAGGCAGCAATGGCCGGCCTCGATGGTCTAAAGCACACCGCTGCACAGGTCGGCTCCAACTTCGGCTCAGTTGCTGCAGGTGCAGTTTCTGCCGCCCTTGGCATCAAGACGATGTCGCAGCGGGTAAATGAGTTGAATGATGCAACTAATGCTGCAGATGCCTCTTCGAAGAAGTTGCAGGCAACTCAGGCCGCCTATGAAGCGCTACGGGCTTCACGGGGTTACTCAAAGGGCCAGCAGGCTCCAAGGGGCTCAGATGACGCCCGTGACTTTGCAGCAGGTCGTGCAGCGGTTAGCCAGGCATTCTTTGCAGACAAGACCGCTCAGGCAGCAAAGGCCGCCGCAGTCGCCGACCTGGCTTTCAGTCAGTTTCTAAAGACCACCGCCCTTGTTGCGGGCGGTGTGGCCGCAGCAGGTCTGGCCATTGTGGGGGCATTTAACGGAATTGGTGCATCTGCTCGCTCTGCAGCAGATGATAACTCTGAGTTGGCCGACAAACTGGGTCTGACGATGACCCAACTTGAGGCCATGCGCCTGGTCGCCAACGAGAATTCGGGCAGCCTTGAGGGCCTCCAGCGTGTCTTCGACAAGATTTCCAAGTCGATGACCAAACTGGATGAGGACAGCGAGAAGGCCCGCTACGCCTTTGAGGTCCTCGGCCTCAGCCAGAAGGACCTGGCCAACCAGTCCGAGCAGCAGATTGCCGGCACCATCATCAAGAATTACGAGGCCCTTGGTCGCTCAGCCAAGGCAACTGCCGCTGTCGCCCAACTGCTGGGTCCTGGCTTCCGTGACCAGATTCCAGCCATCAAGGCGGCAGCAGATGGGCTCGATGGCTACACCGAGCGTGCAGTCAAGTTTGGCGCAGTAGCAACCAAGGAGTTGGTTGAGAAGGGCGGCCAGCAGGAGGTCGCTCTGTCCAACCTCGGCCTCGCCTGGAAGGGCCTTGCCAACGAGATTGGCCTTGCAATGGGCGACTCGGTGAAGTCAGTTGCTGAGGGCGTCACTTCCTTCCTCGACTGGTCCCGTCGTGCTCTTGCTGGACGTCGTGAAAGCGCAACTCCAATGGCCACTGCCATTGCCTCTCGTGACGAGGCCAAGGCAGAAATGGAGAAATACGAGAAGTGGTTTGGCACCAACCGCATTGGCTACTACGATGCGAAGAAGCAGTATGAGGCTGCTATTGCCACCATCAACAAACTTGAGGCCGACAAGGCAGTCGAGGAATACGCCAAGGTCGAGAATGAGCGCTTCAAGCGCCAGGCAGCCGCATCCCTCAAGGCGATGTCAGACAACGCCAAGCCACCTCGCTCTGAGGTCAAGGACCCCTACGAGCAGGCCCTTGAGCAACTTCGCCGTGAGGCCACCCTCCGCAAGGACGCCACGGCCTACGAGAAGACCCTCTTCGAGACCCAGAAGGGCCGCTTCAAGGACTTCGATGACAGCCAGAAGAAGGTCCTGCTTGGCCTTGCTCGCCAGGCTGATGCACAGGACGTCCTTGAGAAGAAGGCTGCCAGCCAACTCAAGTCGGTAGAGGAATACGAGAAGGCTGAGGAGCGGGCCAACGAGCAACTCAAGCAGCGCATCGAGTATGAGGACCAACTCTCCAAGTTTACTGCAAAGCGCCTGCGTGATGCTGGCAACTCGGCCCAACTTGACGTTGCAATGCTGCGCAGCGGCACAGGTCGCTCAAGCATTGACCGCCAGGCTGACTCGGACATCGTCAAGGTCATCCAGGACTCGCAGCAGGCCATCGAGCAACTCACCCCCTACATGGTGGACTACGAGGAGCGGGTAAAGGAGATTCGCAAGGCTGAGGCTGAGGCCACCGCTGCAATCCGTGATGCTGCCCGCCAGCGCAAGGAATACAACGCCGACTGGACCAATGGAGCCAAGAGCGCCTTTGCCTCATACCTGGACGACGTCACCAATGTGGCAGGCAAGACCGAGGCCCTCTTCTCGAAGGCCTTCGGTAAGGCAGAGGATGCCATCGTCGACTTTGTAACGACTGGCAAACTGAATGTCAAGTCCCTCGTGGCCTCCATCCTGCAGGACATCGCCCGCTACCTCATCCAGGTCAGCATCATGGCACCAATCATCGCCGGCCTCAAGTCGCTGATGGGCTTCGCTGATGGTGGCGTGTTTGAGGGCGGTGCAATGAAGACCTTTGCCAAGGGCGGTGCCTTCTCAGGTGGCGTCCAGAAGTTTGCAAATGGCACGGTCGTCAACCAGCCAACCCTCTTCCCGATGACGGGAGGTGGACTTGGTGTGATGGGTGAGGCAGGTCCTGAGGCAATCATGCCGCTGAGGCGGGATGGCCAAGGTCGCCTTGGTGTCTCGGCAACCACCACCAACTCGGTCCAGAATACCTACGCCATCTCGATTCAAGTGGGCTCGGTCCGCTCGGATGAGGACATCCAGGCCATCAAGAAGGCAATGGAGGACACCATTCGTGCTGAGACCAAGAAGACCATGGCCAACGAGTTGCGCCGTGGCAACATGCTCAACAAGTCACGCTAAGGAGTAACCATGCCAGCAGCAATGCCGCTCACCAACAAGATTTCACAGTCGTCAAACCGCAGGCGTGAATACAACATCATCTCCACCCAGTATGGCAACGGCTATGAGCAGCGGGCGGTGGATGGCACCAACCCGGTGAAGGAAACCTGGACGCTTGTTTGGGAGGCCCTGACGCTGTCTGAATACCAGACGGTGCAGAGCGCCCTCGATACCGCAGCAGGGGCGGACTACTTCACCTGGACCGCCTTTGGCGACAGCACGAGCAAGAAGTGGGTGCAGGTGGGGCCGGCACAGTTGTCACCAATGTCAGGCGCCCTCTTCTCAATCTCTGCCCAATTCAAGGTAGTCTACGACCTGTAAGGTGCTCACATGACGATTCTTCAAGATGCCAAGAAGGCAGTCCTACCAGGTGTAGTCGAGTTGTATATCGTCGATGCAACTGCACTTGGTGGTCCAGTCTTCTACCTGACCCCAAACGTTGCACCTGGCAGCACAGGCAACGTCTCGTTTGGTGGCCAAGCCTACACTCCCTTCCCAATTGTGGGTGAAGGGTGGGAGTCAGGGATTGACGGGGCACCCCCTCGTCCAAGCCTGCGCATTTCCAATGTGACCCGCTTCATCCAGTCCTACCTCACCCAGTATTCGGACCTGGTGGGTGCAAAGGTCACTCGGATGATTACCTTCGACAAGTATCTGGACAGCGGTGCTACACCTGATTCGACCCAGATTCTGCGCTCTGACGTCTACCTCATTGAGCAGAAGGCCTCGCACAACAAGCGAGAGGTCGTCTTCACTCTTGCCTCCGTGCTTGACAACCCGCTGCGCACCATCCCTCGTTGGAAGGTGCTGCGGTCTGAATTCCCT